GCATTTAAACCGTGAATTGCCTTAAGGTCTTGAGCAAGTTCTAAACTGTACTCTGCCTTTAGTGCTCTGGATTTCGCAGTAACGGTGACCTTCTCGATTGAGAATGCCATTTCGTTGAAAGCTGGTGAGCTGTCTGTGCCAAGTGCTTCAGAATTCTCAGTATCCATACCACGACCAGTTTTGTATGCTAATTGTTTAGCATCAGATTGTGGGTTAAGTAGATCTGGTCTAGATGATTGTGTTCCACCTGTAGTACCGAAACCAACGGATACTCCGTCAGAACCATCTACATATCCACCACCAACGTCACTAGCTGTACCACTTGCACTAACTGCAGAGAACGCTGTGTCTGCTTCGTCGAATAGTGCTTCTGTTCCGTCCATAGTCTTGAACTTAGATCTCATTGCGAAGATCAATCCAGTAGGACCAGTCATTGGTTGAACACCTGCTAGGTCATATGCGACCAAGTTAGGCATTGAACGACGGATCAAACTGATAAGAACAGGGTCGAAACCTGCGACTGGTGCGGTTGCGTCAGCAGAGAAACCTGCGTTTCCTGCACCTGCTAAACCGCCTGAACCTGTACTGTTTGCTGGTACAGCTTCTGAAAGAAATTCTCTTTCCTCTCTAATTGCTATCTCTTGGTTCTCCAAAAGTTGTGCGGTAACCATTCTCTTATGATTATCTTTGATTGGATCTAGTCCATCGTAATCAAGTAATGGTGCCCACTTCTCCTGAAGATGCTCTTGATTAATAGGAGCTCTCATTTGAAATTTACCTCTTTAAAAGTTTAGTTTGAATTTATGATATAAAAATCATTTTTTAGGAACTGATCTACCTAGAGTCTTAAGGTAAGATTCCATCAATCCAGTGACCGCTGGTTCTTGATGACCTGTTTCTGTACCTTCAGTTAATGTCTCAGTTTCGTTCCTCTGAACACTAGTTCCATTTGATGGGAAGTATGATTCCCTTAATGTTACTAATTTCTCACGGTATGTGTCTTCACTATCAAACTCAACATTCTCTGCAAGTTTTGCCAACTTATCTTTCTGTGTTACAGCAAGACCTTCTGTGACATCTGCAAAGATTACATCAGAAGTAGATTCTGATAGTCTCTTTGTAAGAGCGATGTTTTTATTGATTTGCTCGTTGAGTTTTCCTTCCATTTCATCAAGTTTATCTACCATACTATCGAGTACATTGTATTTTTCTTCAGGAATAGTTACATAATGTTCTTCAAAAAGTGTCTTCATTCCAGTTAGGAATGATTCACTCATTTCAGTTTTTAGTCCTGCTTCAACTGCAAGTTGATTTTCGGACATCCATTCATCGGCAACATACTCAAGGTATGCGTCGAGTCTTTCTGTTAATTCTGATTTAACAGTAGCAACTTCTTCTACAATAGTTGCTTCGTATTGCTCTTGAAGTTCTGATTTAACTTCTGCAATTTTAGATCTAATAGCAGTTTCGAAGATTGTCTTTGCTTTTTCTTGGAACTCTTCAGATAATTCCTCACCTGCTAAGAGTGCCTCGATATCTTCGTCTACGTTGACTATGGTTTCGGTAACAACCTCTTCCTCTGTCTGCTCCTCTTCAGAAACAACTTCCTCTTCTGTGGTCTCTTCTTCTGATACCACTTTATCGGTTGTAGTCTCTTCTTCAGAAACAACATCTTCAGTAGTTTGCTCATCTTCAGCAACTACTTCACCTTTGATCTCTGCTTCTTCCTCTTTCATGCCTGATGATTTCATAGGTTCTGCTGGTTTTGCACCCTTATTTACAATGTCTTTTACTTGCTTAAGGATTGCACCAGGATCTTTGAGTTTTGCTGAGTCGTCATCTGGTTTATAGTTTTCTGGTGTAGGACCACCTAGGTCTTCTACATTTGGTGGTGTTCCACCTGTGGTAAGCTTCTGCATTGGTTCTGCAGGTTTAGCTCCTTTGGTTACTACGTTTTCCATGTTGTGTAAATTGTTACCGTCGGATATTAGTCTGTTATTATTTATAGAACTTATAGATTTGATAAGAAATCATTAAATAAGTTCAATTTATGCTCTTCTAATCTACCTTGATCAACAAGAGTATTGATTCTTTTTTTAGTAATTGTTGCTTGCTGTTCACGAAGAATTCCTCCTTCCCAAACCCACTCTTTTCCTTCCATGATTCCAGACACAAATGCATCAGGAGCAGAGGGATCGGCAACAATATCTGCAGCAGTTGCTAACATAAAGTCTTCACCAACTACTTTGCATCCATCACGATCTTCTTTTAATGATCCAACACCACGAGACGAAACTCCAAGTGTTACACCTTCACCGATGAGTGACTTTGCAATCTTACCCATTGGTGTATCAAGAAGTTGTGCCTTACCCATAAAATTATTTCCTTCTTGACGAAGAGATGTAATCTTATGAGAAACACGATCTAGATTTACAGTCGGACCATCTGGATGTCCAAGTTCACCAAGTGCACGACCTTTTTGTACAAAAGATTCATTGTATCTACCAACCTCTTTTGCAAGAGTTTGAACTGGATACATTCTCCCATTACGATTTTTGAGATCCCCTTGTAGGAAAACTCCTTCAATATACATTTTCTTTTTAGCACCTTTTCCTTCGGTGATAAATTTAACGGTTGAAATTTCTTCTGTGATTAACTTCATGGCATTAATGTGTAAATCCTACTTTAGATCCTTTAATTGCTGCATTACTTGCGAACACACATTGTGTGTATTCTTTTTCTAAAAACTCTACTGATGTTGCTGGCATTGTAAATGAACCTATACCAGTTCCACTTTGTGTTTCTACAACACTAACAACGTGAGCACTAGAATCAGTATTCACAAGACGAACAACACGAGCATCACTGAAACTTGTGGCAGTTCCTGTTGTTGTAGGTAATGCGATTTCTGCACTTAATACATTTGTATTTAATGGCATTATTCTGATTCCTCTGTTGATTCTGGTTCTTCTTCCACTTCAATTTCAGGTTCATCAAACATAGATCCAGAAATATTGGGTCTCTGAGATTCGATTCTTTCTGCAGATTTTGTAAAAAGAATATCTTTAAGTTTGTCAGTAACCTCAGAGGCAGCAGAATCTGTTGCTATCAAATCGATGATGTCTTCCATATTATTAATATATTATTATACTATATTTATGAAAGTCCGTATCTTCCTTTATGTGCATCATAATTTGTCTCTATCTGAGATGATGTTAATACTTGACTGTATGCTCTGAAAATTGATATTTGACCATCCATATAGTTCTCTGCACCAGCATACCCTCTTGCTAAATAACCATTCTGTTTAGTAAATGAACTATTGTGTCCAGAGTAATTAGGAATAACTTGACTTTTATTAATGTATGCATTCAGAGTTCCACTATTGAATGTCATTACAAATTGGAACCATGTTTGGGTTGTTGGAAGTGAAGTAAATCCATTTACACCAGTTCCACCACCTGATCTTTTCATTGGACATTTTTTAAAATGTATTTGAAAATTATCACTCTCAGATCCATTGGTGCTATTATTTGAAAATATTATTTTGTCTGATAGTGGATCGGAGTCATCACGAGCCCAAATTTCTATCGAAAAAGTACTTCCTAATGCGAAAGAAGTAGAGGGCATATCTGCATATTGATTTGTTCCATTAAAATCAAATGCTTTAGTTGTTCCACCAGCAGCAGTAGCATACGTTGGTGAATTTTGAAGTGTTACTGATTTTGATCCTGAAACTAAATCTGTCCATGCGGTTCCAGTTCCTCCATATGAACTTGCATTATACGCATCTAAATGATAAAGAAGATTTGTTGTATATGGATCAGATGGATCAACATATGGAGCTGCACCTCCAGAGGAATAACTTGCATAATACATCATGTGACTATATGCAACTTTTGATGCTAAAACTGTGGATGGTGCTATTAATTTATCAGTTGATTTTTTTTCAAGATATAATACCTCTCCAGATGGAACCGTCAAGTCTCCAATAGTATTGTCACTACTGTCTGTACGTGTTACAATTCCTGCACTTGAATCACTGTTGTAAATTCTAACTGCAGTCGCACTACTTACTGATGATGCAGTTCCTATGTTTGATTCTTGAGATAGTATTTTCATTAGATTTCTGCTGTTTTGGTATCCTTACTTAACTGTGCATCTGTGACTGATGCTGATTGCTCTAAATCTGGTTCTTGGGGTATATCACCTAAATCTCCACCACCACCTTCAAGTGGTTCACCTGTAATTGGATCAACTGCATTTGGATCTGGAATGATACCATCTTTAATTTCCTGTTGAATTTGTTCATCAATTTCAAGTATCTCTGAATCAGTTTGACGTAATACTCTTCTTCTTACAAAATCATTCGAATAATACTTACCAATGTATGGTTCAATTGTTGCAAGAGTTCCAAGTCTTTCATTCATCAACTCAGATTCTTTGAGTTCTGCAAACTGATTATCATATAAGAAATCATATTGAATATGTTCACGAATTGATTCCCAATCTTCTGGTGTAATAATATTTTTAAGAAGCAATTGTGTCTTCAACATATCATTAAACATCTGAGCAAATCTCTTTCTCAAACGTCCGACAAACTTTGCAAACTTAAGTTCATCTCTTAGTATTTCGGATGAACGACCTAAGTTAAATCCACCATCGGATGCGATACGTGATTCTGGAACAGCAAGTGCACGATATAATTTTTTCTGGAAGTATTCAATATCTGAAAGTTCTCCAAGATTTTGTCCACCAGGTAATGTTGTAATTTCAGTTCCTCTTCCACCTTCTCTTCTTGGTAACCAGAAGTCTTCCATCATGGACATAAACTTACGGTCATCACGAACCTCACCAGTCTGTGCATTGTAAGTTAACTTATTACGATAACGATACATCACCTCTTTTAAGTATTGTTCTGCCTTTATCTTTGGAAGATTACCAACATCAATATAAAATATTCTCCTTTCTGGTGCCCTTGATAATCTATAAATTACAAGACTATCCTCAATCATTCTTAATTGATTCAATCCTTTAATTGCTTTGTGTAAGTATGATAATACACTTCCACGATTTCGATCTACTAAACCTGATGTGCAATATGTAATTGCATCTTTTGCAATTTTAATTCCTTTACTTCCACCACCACCTGTTGCAAGATTTGATGGATATGATGGAGCAGGTGTATACATGTAATACTCATCAAGTTGTGGATTTAAAGTGGATGCATCATCACCACGATTACCATTTACGTTAATATATTCATTTCGATTTTTTTTCTTTTCCTTTCGAATATATTTTATTTTAAGTGAGTCAATATATCTTAAATCTTGAATACCATCTTGTGGTCTTTTTTGATCAATAACCTTTAAATATGCTAGTTTACCATCAACATACCAGTTACGGAATATTTCATGAGCCTTACGATCAAAATCTAATATTTCTTTGATTGTTTTAAATTCTTCACGAATTATTTTTTTTAACTTATCACTTGCATTTAAGTTTGATAATTCGATTTCTACAGGTGAATCATATAAGTCACTTACAATTGCTTCATTTACAATATCTTCAATCGCACCATCAACC